ATTAGCATGTCCACTTTCTTTTTGGTCAAGAGTCTTGGCGATTGAAACAATAAAGTGACCTATTTGTCCTTTCTTAATAGAACCACCAATCATGGTAGAATCTACTGTGTCGGCCCCGATTGAACTTCTGTTACCTTGAACCGCTGTCCATCCAGCCATATCTAGTTCAGCTAACATTGTCTCAAATTGTCTCATAACGTTACCTTCCGCATCCCAACTATCTTTAAAAGCTTTACTTGACTGAACACAATCAATGTAATCAACTAAAATGATATCTGGTCTGAAACCTTGTGCAATTTGTTTTCTAATGTATTGTTTGATGTGCGGTATTGTAGTACCATCACTAGGGAACTTTTTCAACTTAAGTTCTCCCTTTTCAGCACCCTTCTTTTCAGCAATCTCATTTAACTCGTCCTTATGATATTTCAAGTCGTTAAGATTACGTCCACTCCAACATGCTAAGTGTTTTCTTTGTATAACCTTAGGGTTATCTTCAAAGAAAATTTGAAGAACATTTAAACCCTCATTCTTGGCACTATTCGCTATTTTGGTAATCATAGTAGTTTTACCGACACCGAATGGTGCAAGTATAACCGCTAACTCACCCTTTGATAAACCACCATCCATGCAATCATCAAGACCCTTAATACCAGTTGGTATTGGTTTTCTAAAGTCATCAGCAAGTACACTATCCATATCATGGAAGACATCTATTCCGTCATCCTTACCATCACCCGTTTCTAAGGCTTTCTTAAGGATTTCTTCACATTTGTCATAGTCATCAATATCACCTTTGTCGATGATTTCTTGAATCTCCTTTACTGACTTCTTTAATTCTTGTTGTTTACAAAATTTAAGTGCTCTTTCTTGTACCCAAAATGCATCATTACCTTCTGCTTCCTTGACGTGTCTAAGTTGTCTAAGGATGAAGTCTCTCTGAATATCATCTTTGGCACTATCCATAAGACGCATTTCCAGACTACTAATATCTGGAACGGTCTCATGTTTTTCATATGCACTTTTAATGGTTATGGCTATTTTCCTAAAGAATTCATCTTCAAAGTAATTGGCATCCATAATGTCCATAATACCATCCGCAAACTTTCTGTCTGTTAAGATTTGGAATAGTAATCGGACTTGGAAATCCTTACCTAGATAATTGAAATCTGTTCTTTTTGAATTGCTCATAATTAGTAAAACACTGTTTTAAATAAATACATTTTAGTTGTACAAAGTTTGGTACTTTTCAGCGTACTCTTCTCTAAGTTTAGTGTTATAATCTAAAGAATAGCCCATATACTCTTTAGTGTACGATTTCTTAGAAAAAGTTTTTTTGATATCTTTTGTAATTCTTGGTAAAATATCTAATTGGATTGGTAATCCTTTAGCATTCAACTCCTTCTCACCCCAGATATTTGTTTGGTGTTTTAAGTTCACCTTGTATCTGATTTTTGGTGGGAATGTGTTACCCTCAAATTGACTGATACCAACAACTTCACCATCGATTTTAATCTCGAAAGTATAAGTATCTTGTTTCGCCCAGATGTTTCTGTTCTCACCATCTTTGTTTTTGTAAGATAAGTGTTGGTTATCTTCAAAGAATTGTAAGTACTCAGCAGACCTTTGTTTTAAGAAATTTGGTATAATACCCATTTCCCAACCACTTACGTTGTTCATACCAACGATACGGTCTAATAATTCTTTCATCTCTAATGAATCGATTACATCTTCATTAAAGTTGTGTATATTGAAAAATCTTTGACAAATAATGTTTCCATTAATTTTTAAGACAAATTCAAAAGGGTGTTGTTCGATTTTGTTATCTCTCATAATAATTTTGTTTACTCTATAGTTATTTTTTTAAGTTCTCTTTCCATTATTTTTTTGAAAGGAACTAAATAATCATCGAACCTAGATTCTCCGATTAAGTGACCTATACCATCTTCTTTTATTAGGTTATAGGCATTCTTTATTCCCCTTCCTTCTGGATTCAATGGTGCATCTAGATATGCATCTAAACGCTCTAATGCTGTTTCCGTCATCAAAGGTTCTGATAGGTTTACCAACTTCCAAGTTGTTTCGTAGAATTCCATACCTAATACTCGGTCTTCGGATACTCCATTTTCATCTGGCTTGGTGGTTGTTATACCTTGGATAATGTTTGTTAAAACCGCTAGTGGCTTTTTCTTAGCCTCTAACCTTTCGTTTTGCATCTTATCCGCTTTTATAAGAATTTCTTCTAGAGTGACTTTCCGCTCTGTTAGTTCTGGAAAGTTTTTAAGGAGGGTAGGTTCTCCTAATCGTTTGATACCTCTTATACTGTCAGAGTTGTCGCCAACCATTGATTTAACCAATGCTGCATTCTCTCTGTGGTATTTGAAGTAATTGTCAAAATTTGCGACTGTTACATAGTTCTTAATTTGTGGGTCACAAAAGTAAATTCTGATTCCCCGATTAATCAATTGGGCCATGTCTCTATCATTTGTACAAATGGTTATAGCCTCATGTGCCTTTTTCGTTTTACAATAATACGCAATATAATCGTCACTTTCAACTATTTCGTCTTTTATTTGTCGAATAAATAATTCTTCAAGGTATTTTGATATTCTATTCTTTTGATATACCTCACTTTCATCGACTGGATGGGTTCCATTAATAAAGTCCTTTCCACGGTCAGATTTATAATCTGGGTAGAAATTATACCTTAGTTTTCCACTAAAAGTACCGTCCCAAAAGACGTAAACTTGATGATAAAGGTTTTCTGATAATAACTTACGTAGAACCGTAATGAATTGATAGATACCACCTACGTGGACAGCATCTCTATTATACACACCACTAGCCCCGTTAAAACCTGTTTTGAATAAGGCGTTACCATCGACCAGTAGTGTATTTAATATTTGTTTTTTTGTGCCATTTCTTGGCGGTTTTCTATTCACATCATGTGATTTAGAGGGTTAATAAAAATTTAATCTTTGTCGTATGCATTAGAATCTAAGTCTTCCTCTTGAACATCGAAGTCCGAAAAGTTTGTACCTAGCTTCTCATTAATGAATGCATTATTAGCTTTAACGTAATCATTTTTGTTGTCTGGATTAAGGAAACCGTGTGGTGTAGAACAAATTGTACCTTTCTTCTCAACACCGTTTACGTGGTTCTTAACACATTCAATATCAGTTCTTACACCGAAGTTGAATTTTCTACCACTATTAACAGCATCCAACTTCTTAGCAGATGACGTTGACTTACCACCCATGTGGAAAATCATTCTAACACCGTATTTGAATCCTTCACCACCATTATGCATGATAGTTGGTTGTCCTACAGCATTTGGTCTTAACCAAATCTTTTGTACAGCAACGAAAGTGTTGATGTATTTTGCTTTCTCACGTCTAGATGCTGGTATTCTGTAATTCAAAATAGATTCGAATTCTCTTTTTAATGCACCAGCAGTCCATTGGTTATTGTTTGTGTTGGAAACCGCACCTTGGTAACATCCGATAGACCCAATAGAATCCCAAAGGAATGTAATATTGTGTGGGAAGTCACCTTGTTCTTGTTTATCCATTATTTCATTCATCAATCTTGCGATATCTTCAACAACTGGGATATATCTCTGAGGTGATGTTTTCATCTTAGAGTCTTTATAGTCAAAGTTTTGGTAAAGTGCTAATAAATCACTACCACCAAAATACATAAAGTCTTCACCATCATAATCTACAATCTCACCAGTATCTTCATCTACAATTTCATCGAACTTGAAACCAACTAATTTTGCATGTTCCCAGTTAAAACTACCTTCCGTATCAATTATGATACAGTAGTCCCCTAATTTCTGAGCACCAGCTAATGTTTCATAGATACCTGTTGATTTACCAACATCAGAGAAACCTCTAAATTGTGTGGTGTAACCTCTAGGAACTCCTGGTAATCCAACTGCATCATGGAAAGCTTCTTTAAATGGTATCCAAGATAAATCTTTATCCTTCACAACTTGTGAACCTAAACCCATGCTTTTTTTGAAGTCCTTATTATTAAATGATTGTTTTTCAACTGCTTTTTTTGGGGCTGTTTTTGCCATAATTTTTTAAAATTTGTAACTTTGTTAGATTTAGAAACAATGAAGGTCACCATTAGTGACCTTCAATATTTCAATTGACTTGTTTAGAATGGTAAGTCATCATCTTCTTCTTCTTCCTCAGCTTGTGCTGGTGTTGAAGGTACTACTGTTTCAGCAACTGGTGTTACTGGTGCAGTAGGTGCTGGTGCAACAGTCTCAGTAACTGGCACTACACTTTCTGGTGCTGCTGTTTCAGCAACTGGTGTTGCCACCTCAGCGTTAGCATTAGCCACACCAATTGATAACTCAGTATCGTGTGCCGCTTCTGGTGTTGTTGGTTGAGTCTCAGCTTCAACTTTATCAACCCATTTTCCAGTTTTACCCTCAGCATCTGGAGTATCAAATTTCTCCCACATTGGAACACCACCTCTAACGATGATTTCTAAGTACTCGTAAGGTTTAACTGAATAAACATCTTCCCAAGTTTTGTCCTTTGCAGATTGTTTCCATGCCGCCATTTGTTCTGCATCAGAAGATAATGGTGTTTGTGACATGTTATAGTTAATACCTGTTACTACAGAGATTTCCCCATCTCTAGTTACTGATATAATCATATCTCTACCAGCTGTAGAAGATACTGGGTCTTCACCTTGTGGTAAAGTACCGTTTGCAGCATTGATTTTATCGAATGTTCCAGCATTCTTGTAATGGTGGTTAAATCTCCAGAATTTAACTCCATGTTCTGGGTTCGCTCTGTCAATTACTTTAGCCACGTACATTTTCTTAGCTGAAAATTGGTTTGACTCTTTTTTGGATTCTGCACTTCCTTCGGCTAATAAGATTTCTCTTGCTTCACAGAAAGGACATTTCTCACCTTTTTCGTGCTTTGGACAAATGAATGTTCTCCATTTACCATCTACTTTTTTCTTGTGACCGAATATCTCCAAGAACGGAGATTCTAATTCACCCTCTGGCTCCACTATACGGATTTGCTTTTGGGCACTGTTTATTCCTTTTTCAAGGAAAGTTCCGAAGTAATTATCTTCGTTAAAAACGTTTGACGTTTTCTTTTTTGTTGATGGAGTACTGTTTGTTTTGTACTGATTCATCATAGCATCTAATCTACTCATGTTTTTTTGTTTTGTTTATTAAATTATTTACTTTAGTTAACTCTAACTTCCGAGTTGCACATCGTGTTATAATAATACGAAATTTATCTCAAAAGTCAAGCGATTTTTAATAAAAACCTCATAATATTTTTACAAATATACACCATAGTTTATTACCGTGCAACATAAACCTAAAAAAAAACTTTTAGACATAAAAAAAGCCCCATAATAGGGGCTTTTTAATAATATTTGTTAATCTTTACATGTCGATATCTTCCTCGTCATAACCGTCCATTGTGTCATCAAGACTAGACCTAATTTGTGACTCTGAATAATCAGCATCAATATCATCTTTAGTTAAAGTATATTCTTGTGGAGTACCTTCTTCTTCATCGTTAGATAATACATCATACTTACCTTCTTGTGTTTTCCAAAAATCAGTAAGTTTAAGATTATACGGATAAGAATCTAAAGACCTCATCTCAATTTTCTCTTCTGGTGTCGGGGCTCTCTTTTCTAACTCATTCTCTAAGTTATCAATCTTAGCACCAATGCTATTAACATCATTAAGTTGTGCTTCTAATTTACCCACCATTCCC